CAGCATTGACCGTGGCATCCGCTTTGTTATTAACGATTTGAACATTGGTGCTACTGAACGTGCTAAGTTCCACTGGAAGAATACTCCAAAGGAAAAAACTGAGGCAGGTACACACAATGTTTATGTATTGGCCAAGTTTGATAAGACTAAGCCAATGAACACTAAGGCGTTCTTTGCGGCGCTTCACAATCCTCCAACAAACTGGACTATGAATGCGAGTGCGCTTAAAGAGAAGGCTCGTGTGTCAGGTAGCTTGAAAAACGTTACTGTACTGAGTTTACAAGAACGCAATAGCGGCGGTTACTATCGTTCACGCGAAATGGTGTGGCGTGATGCCGGCAAAGCCGATAGTTTTGATACTAACACAACATTCTACTATTTGCCATTGAGTGGATTCAATCCAATCAGCAAAGTAAGTAGTGGATTTGATGTCAAACGTTTCTTCAACGACTTGAAAGAGTGCGGTGTTGATACATTGCGTAGTAAGACTATCTACGGTGTTCGTAAAGGCGACATTGAGTTTATTCAAACTCAAAAGAACTGGATCAACATCGAGGATCATATTGCTAAAGAGTTGTCGGCGATTGACAATAAATTAGTTATGAGTTTGGTGTTGCAGGCTGTTGACAGTTTTAACTTGCTCAGCTATAATAGTAATATTACCTATCATGTAGAAGCTACAGATAGTCCTTATGTCAAATTGGTAAAACAGTTTGCGGGGTTTGAGAAGATCAAATATAGTGAACAAAGTTTGAAAAATCTGTGCCGTATGTATGCTAAGAATGTTACATTCAACCCGCAAGACACAGTAGACACGTTTGTAGCACAATGTAAGGTTGTCTATGATCGTTATCCGTTGTTGCAGTACCTGCGTAGTGCACCAAATGAGCAAGTAGCAGAGTATATTAACTTAATTGACAAGAAAGAAGGCGTATGATGGCTTATCCATTTATTATTCAAGGCAAAAACATTGTAGTCGTTATTGGCAACAAGAGCCACACAATCAGTTCAACCCATATTACCTATACAAAGGTATTGGATGCTATTAAAGCACAAGATTGGGAAACTGTTAAAGACGTAATCGAACCTAAAAAGGTTGTGCTCAATTACGGCAAAGGCAATGTAAGCGTACAAGGCGAAACATTGTTTTGGAAGGGCGCAGAAATGCATAACAGTTTGAGCAAGCGTATGATCCAAATGTTACAGGACGGTTTCCCAGTTGAACCGCTTGTTAACTTTATGGAGAATCTTTTGGAGAATCCAAGTTTCCGAGCAGTTAATGAACTGTATGGCTTTTTGGAAAAGAACAGCTTGCCAATTACTCCAGACGGTTGCTTCCTTGCTTACAAAAAAGTTCGCAATGACTACATGGATATCCATAGTGGCACTTTCAACAACTCAGTTGGAATGGTTTGTGAAATGGAACGTAATAAGGTAGACGACAACCAAAATAACACTTGTAGCTCAGGCTTGCACTTCTGCTCACAAGAGTATTTGGGTTCGTTTGGTAGCAGTGATAGCCGCACAATGATCCTTAAGATCAGTCCGCGCGATGTTGTAAGCATTCCAACTGACTACAACAACAGCAAAGGTCGTGCTTGCCGCTATGAAGTTATTGGTGAGTTGGGTGTAGATCCAGAGGAAGCGTTTACTGCTCCTGTACAAGAAATGGCTAACCAGCCTGTGCCTGCCGGAACACAGCCAATGTATGGCGACATGGGTGCTTGGCCTAATTCGCCAGTCTAAATCGTTGTATTAATACAACATCAGTCCAGTTGATTTGTAGTTGACTGGACTTCTTTTTGACTGTATAATATACACATACTAGCAAAACAGGAGCATGAAATGGGTTATAAAGTTATCGCAGACAAATCGCAAATGGACGAGATGCGTACCAAATACGGCCCACGTGCAGGACTTGAAGGTCCATTCAACTTTGGTGGCCGTGTTGTTTACTACGATCCAAAAGAAGGTCAGTACTATGACCCAACTACAGATTTTTATGTTCCAAAAGACGAAGTGTTTCGCTTGTATGGAATGATTTAAGGAGCTATTATGCCGTGGATTGAAAATGTAGCCGCAAGTGATATTCCAATTGGATTCCATCACGATGCCGGCCCTAACAGTATGCTGATCAGCATCGTGGATCCAGCCAGCTGGCGCCCCGAAGCCAAGCATCAATTTAAAGAGCGTCATAACTTTGAGTTCTTGGACATCGAAGAAAAAGACTTTGCTCTAGACGAAGAAATGCGTTGTAGTCATGAGCAGGCCGCAGAGCTTGTTCGCTTGCTACAACACGCATTGGAAAATCGTATGAATGTGGTTGTTCATTGCTATGCTGGCATTTGCCGTTCGGGTGCGGTTTGTGAAGTTGGAGTTATGATGGGCTTCAATGATACAGAGCGTTTCCGTAGTCCTAACTTGCTAGTCAAGCATCGCATGATGAAGGTGCTAGGTTGGACTTATGATGAAAACGAAAAGCCCAATATTGACGATTGGCGCACATTTAGATCGGTTGACTAACACCTGAGTTGATGTTATAATTATACATTAAACAGTGAAAGGTACAAAATGGCTGGTAAAGCGAAATCGATTTATCTCACAGTAACTACGTTGGATCACAAATCAGTTTTCCATCGTATGTTTTTTAATGCTAAAGAATTTAATGAGTTTGTTAAAACTGATGAATTCAAAGCAAAGTACCCGACAACAGAATTTAAAATTGTAAAAGAAACTTATTAAAGAAAGGAGCATAATATGCCAAGTGTATTCTTAGTAAGCGACACACACTTTGGACACACAGGTGTATGCCGCTTCACACGTAACGATGGTGTTACAAAACTTCGCCCATGGGACTCCGCAGAGGAAATGGACGAAGCTATGGTTAAGGCGTGGAACGAACGGGTAAAGCCCACTGACAAGGTCTACCACTTAGGCGATGTTGTCATTAACCGTAAAGCGTTAAAAATCATGTCGAGATTAAACGGCGACAAAGTTTTAATTCGTGGTAACCACGATATCTTTAGGGACGACGAGTATCGTATGTACTTTAGAGAGCTTAGAGCTTATCACGTTATGAACGGTATGATCCTTAGCCATATTCCATTACACTCAGATTCAATGGGTCGTTTTGGTGTTAACATCCACGGACATACTCACGCAAACCGTGTGCGTAAAGCTCGTGGAGTTGATGCTAGGACTGGGGAAGTCTTGTATAGTGATGAAATTGATCCGCGCTACCATTGCGTTTGTGTGGAACAAACTCCAGACTTTGCTCCTATCTTATTTGAAGATGTCATTGCCCGCATCGAAGCTGAAGGTGGCAGTGTAGGTTTTAAAAATGGCAATGGCCCAACGATGTAAGGAGTAGTATGCCAAAGTGTTATCAATTGATTGGTGTTCCTGCCGCAGGAAAAAGTACTTGGATTAACAGCCAAAACTGGATCGGCGGCATGGAATACGTTAGCACAGATCATCATGTTCATGCGTATGCTAAGGAACAAGGTAAGACTTACGAAGAAGTTTTTAAGGATTACATGCCCACAGCAGTAGACTTGATGGCCGCAGAAGTTGTTGCCGCTAGAGAAGCTGGACGTGATGTACTTTGGGATCAAACTAGCACTACCGTTAAAAGTCGTGCTCGTAAGTTCAATATGCTTCCTAACTACGAGCATATTGCTGTGGTTTTTACAACTCCAGCAATAGCAGTATTAAAGGAACGTTTAGCCAATCGTGTAGGACAACCGATTCCTTGGGAAGTTGTACAAGGTATGATTGATAACTTTGAATATCCTACTAACGAAGAGGGTTTCAAAGAGATATGGCGGGTATAAAATACGC